TGAGAAGAGTTGCAATATTAGCTTAGTAACCGATTTAGGTCTTGGCGTTAAGTCAAATATTGACGATATTATTGCTGACTTAACTACAGTGGAGGATAAAATTCCTTCTACCTGGGAGTGGTTAGATGATTCTTTAGATGGTGGCTTCTTACAAGCTGGTAAATCGTTATACGTCTTTGCAGGTGAAACTAATATTGGTAAATCTATATTTTTAGGTAATATAGCATCTAATATTGCTAAGCAAGGTAAAAACGTATTGTTAATTACGTTAGAGATGTCTGAGCTACTTTATGCAAGACGTATTTGTACTAATATTTCCAAGATACCTATGAAAGAGATGGCGGTTAATGGCTCGTCGTTAAGAGCAGCTATTACTGAATCGCCTGGTAATATCTACATTAAGGAATTTCCACCATCTACTATCACTCCTAATACTATTAAAGCCTTTGCAAAGAAGTTTACTGATCAAGGCATTAAGTTAGACGCGATTGTTATTGACTACCTCAATCTCATTCATAGTCCTATAGGCAATAACTCCTATGAGCGTATTAAGAATGTAACTGAGCAGGTAAGAGCTATTAGTTACGTATTCAATTGCCCTATTATTAGCGCTACTCAGTTGAATAGAGCTGGCTTTGATCAAGACAATCCCGATCTTGCTACTATCTCTGAATCGATTGGCTTGGCTGCTACTGCAGATGTTATTATGTCGATTTTCCAGAACGATGAGGATAGAGACTTGGGTATTATTAGACTTGGCATGATGAAGAACCGTTACGGCCCACGTGGGATGACGCAGCCTATGCGTATAGATTATTCTACATTAACTATCGAGCAAGCGGATGATATTGATCTAGAGGAAGACGATTCAATGCTTAATACATTGGCTGGACTTTCAAGAAGTGTGCAGTAAATAAGTATGTGCACATCATTATCTTCACAGATACAGACCTAGACGGTGCGGGCTCCGCATTACTACTGAACAGATTGTATGAAGGTCATGATGTAATTACTGTTGAAACAACTGAAGCAACCATTCTCAACGAATTTAAAAGTCGGTGGAATACATTAGATCATTTTGATAAAATATTTGTTTGTGATCTTTGTTTAAATGAAGAACAAGCAGAAGCAATTAATAGAGATAATGTTGTTGTTATTGATCACCATGAATTACATGTACCTTTTGCATCGAAATATACAAAGGCTAAATCAGTAGTAACAGAATATAGTTCATGTACCAAGTTAATTGCTGATAAGTTTAAGTCTAAACTTAATTTAGATAGTAGATTAGAAGCACTAATAAATTTAATCGATCAATATGATTGTTGGTCATTTGACTTTCCGAATGAGTTAGAACCAGCTAGGTTAAATGCTATTTATTATACATATAATAAACCAAAATGGGAGAAGTTTATTATCTCCTTTAAAGATGGGTTGCGTGAGTATAATATACATGAGAAAAATTCAATTAAATTATTTTTTAAGAAGTTTGCAGAGCAATTAAATAACCCAAAATTTGTAGGTAATGTAAAGGGTTACAAAGTTATATCAACATTTGTTAGTTCACATATTAATGAGGTAGGACATTATTTAGTTAATAAGTATGATGCTGATATTGCAATAATGGTGAACTTAGACAAGCATTTAGTATCATTTAGGAAAAATCCTGGATGTAAAGCTGACCTTTCTGTGATAGCTGTAAATTTTTGCGACGGGGGAGGTTCACATAAATTAGCTGGCGGTAAGTTAACAGAAAAATTTATGAATTTTAGTAAAACATTTCAACCATTACAATGAGACAGCCAAGTGTACCATCACCCTCTGGGGATATCACCAAGCGAGAACTTGAGCATTTATTGCTTTGCTTTTGCACGTTCTGTTGCCTACTAAAAGGTAAAAGATTATCGCTTCAAAACATTTTTGTTTTAGTTCTAAAGGAAGAAAAGATTAGAAAACTACTTAAAACACTTTTAACAGTTGATAATGACTTTGAAATGGTTACAATGTTTATAGAGTTTGAGCCTCAAATAGCTGAGTCAAAATATATCACAAAGTATCTAAATCAAAATAAGCGAATATTTCAAAATGATAACTGAACGAGAAAAAAGCATATATAATAGTTATTTATATGCTTCTCGTTCAGCACAAAACAAGCCAACCCGGTTTCGTAAAGATTTTTCTAAGCTAAAAGATACAGATTTTGTAGCATTAAAAAAACTTTCTGCATTTTTAGCAAAGCATAACCATATTAATTATAGAGATTGGTTTGCCGCACCATATGAAGTATATTCAAAAGATGAATACTTTGATCTTAAGTTCTTTAACTCCCGTAAAGCATTAAAATGTTACTCTCTCTATATGAAAGAGAGGGAAATGTCTAATCCAGACAATGAAGATACAATTGAAACGGTAAAAGAAGGATTTAGGTTTATTGCTAAATACTGCATAAGGAACTCTCTTACAATAGAAGAGTATACAGAACATTATACCAACAATATGCCCACTTGCCTATTGCATTTGCAAGAACATAGGTTAAACTTCTATACATTACATGCCCTTAAAGTCGAATCTACAATTAAAGCCATTGAAAAAGATGTGCTCGACTTTATTGTTAAAGATTTCCAAACAATTTTCGCAAGTACGCGAACAAAATTCTACGGCTCAGCAATATTAAAAGCAAAAGCCAGAGAAACAAAACAAAAAGTAAAACTAATAGTTGAAAACAAAAAGTAATAAAATAAAATTAAAAAAATATGAGTGCGTTTAATATGTCTATGTTCGAAAGTATCAAAGGTGCTTTGGCTTCAAGTAGTGAAGGTAAGTCAAAGTTCTCTGAGATTATGCAAACCAAGCCTGGTAATACGTATACTGTAAGACTTCTACCTGATGGTAAGTCTCCTGTAGATACGTTTTTCCATTATTACAATATGGGGTGGAATTCATTCGCTACCGGTCAGTATGTTCAGGCTCTAAGCCCACAAACATTCGGTGAACGCTGTCCTATCAACGAGGAACGTTTCCGTTTGTCTCGTACTGGTTCGGATGATGAAAAGGAAAAAGCATCCGCTCTTCGTCGTACAGAAAAGTGGTTAGTTAATGTATATGTTGTTGACGATCCAACTAATCCAGAAAATAATGGTAAAGTAAAAATGCTTCGTTACGGTAAACAAATTCACAAGATTATTACCGAAGCTATCGAAGGAGAAGATGCAGCGGAGTTTGGTGCTCGTATTTTCGATCTTAGTGATGAGGGTGTTAGCTTTAAAGTTAAGTGTGAACAGCAAGGAGATTATCCTACATACGTTTCATCTCGCTTTACTTCGGCAGGTAAATTAAACTTGACTGAAGAACAGCAGAATGAAATATACGGTCAAACGCATACTCTTAAAGAGACATTTCCGATTAAGTCGACTGATGAACTGACTGTAATGCTTAATGAGCATTTTCATTGTAAAGCAGATGAGCCGGAAGCTACACCTGCTACTCCAGGAGATACGCCGCCATGGTCAGCTCCTACAGAGCCAGTCGCCGCTCCAGTCGTTGAAGCATCTCCTGTTGAAAGTTCAGTTGAGGATGATATTGATGAACTACTTGCTGATCTTTAATTATGGAACAAATGACACCAGAGGCTAAAGCTGCTGTTATGCAGTTGATGGGCCAAACCTATGGGCAGGTTAAAAAGCAAGATGAAATGCTTGTTGGGTCATCTGGAAACCTCGCTCCAAAATCTACTGAAATAAAAACTATGGTAGAAAATTTAGTACGCACACCAGTAGTACCAGCTAATCACCAGCCACAACCTCAACAGGCACCTCAACCCGTGCCTGATCAATCAGTGGTATCTACACCAGTTGCACCAGCCCCAATTACCCCAGAGCAAGCAATGGCAGAACTTCAGCAAGTAGCTGCTCCAGCAGCTGCTCCAGCAGATCCAGCAATTGGTATACGTTCCGCAGAAACAATGGAGTTTGACTTTAGTGAGCCATCAGCCATTGATAAGTTAGTAGAGCTACAGAAGGAAACTAACTTGCTATTGAAAGGTATTAAGCTACAATTAGAGAGTAGTAATGTCCGACCAAAACGTAAATCAGCTAAAGCTAAAGTCGCCGATTGACTTCGTCGCTTATTTGGATTCTTTATCCAAGATAAGTGAGAGTTCTATTGTAACGGTAGATCGTGACAAGATGTCGAGTCTTGTTGCGTCTACTGACAATACTCTAATACTATGTGCAGAGTATAGAGTACCATCGAGTTTTTATTCAACTCTTAATATCCCTGATGTTAAGAAGTTAACACGGGTACTTGATACTATTAGTGATGAGGAGATTGATCTTATAATTAACTCGAATAATATCGCGTATAAAGGAAATGGTGTTAAGTTTAAGTACCATCTATTTGACGACGGGTTCTTAACTAAGCCTGGGCTTAATATTGAGAAGATTAACTCCTTTCAATACGATTTAAGTTTTAAGGTAGATAAGAACATTCTTAACCAGATCTTTAAAGGTTCAGTATTTGCTTCAGAAACCAATAAAGTTTATTTTTATACTGAAGATCAACGAGTAGGAGACGGTTATAGATTAATGGCTGAGCTTACTGATAGGTCAAGACATAACACAGATAACTTTACAATGTGTATTGGTAATGTTGATCAAGAATTAGCACCTATACCAATTAACTTTGATAACGTCAGACTACTGAATAATATTAGTGGTGAATTCACTGTAAGTATTAATAAAGAGTATGGTGTAGTTGTGTTTGATCAAGTTGCAGAAGATATTAAGCTTAAATATATTGTTTCATCTCTTACTCAATGATACCAAAAAACCAAAAGAATAAACTTAAAACGGCTGGGTATTTTATTAAGCGTCTTAAAGATGCAGGATATGTTGTACTACGGATGTTTCACAAATATAGTGACAAGGATTCACGTAAGTGGACGATCTTAGTAGATCCAAGTGGTGCATCTATATACATTACATGTTTTGAGGATAGGCCATTTAGAGGAGAATATTTATTTAGTTTTGAAGATGGTAATCAACTTTTCGCAAGAGGTTATGTCTTGAAAACTAGTTCAATAGACGTAGTAATTGAACGGTTAAATGACCGTAATATATTACATGTGGATGATAATGATTTTGTGACTAAATATAAAAAGCATGAGTGAAGAAAGTGAAGAGCATTCAGATAAGAGTTTGGAGAAACTTTTAAATGACGCTCTAAACTTACAGTCTGATCAACTTAAAATATATAAGGATCAGAATGAGTTACGAGATAAATTAAAAAGTATAGTGTCAGAATATTTAGACTCATTTTATATATTTGGGTATGATATTAATGGAAAAACGATACTAATTAAAGGAGCTAAATCAGATCAGCAACTAGATGCTTTAGATACCTTAGCAATTAGACTTTTTATGGCGGGTAGTTTAGGTAGTACATATGGTAATGGATCCAGTTAAGAAGAGACAGACATATGCAGTACAGACAGGCGATTTTGTAGGTCAAATGTTTGTTGTTTGCGAGATAACAGACAAAGGAGTTGGGTGCCTTTCTGTGCCTGAAATGAAAAATGTTTTAGTACCCACAGATAAATGGTCATTCGGAAGGAACTCTGATATAATTGAGTATGTAGAGGAACTCTCACGAGATATCTTTGAGGTTTGCGCAGCACAATATAGTAAAAATGAAAACATTAATAATTGACGGTAATAATCTTATCCATAGAACATGGTGGACTGCTAAAAATCAAAGTAAGCGTCAGGATATTGAAGATGTAGAAAAAATTGCTCGATTACATATTTACTTTACTCTTAATGCTATCTACTCGTATGCAAATAAGTTTAAGCCTACTAAAACTATTGTAGTTTGGGATGAGAAAGAGGATTATCAACCAAATGTGCGTAAAGCGCAGTTAGATGGTTATAAGGGTAACCGCTCAAGTGATAGTACACCTCACCATCAGAATGATCGCATTAAAGAGCTACTTTCATGTTTAGGTATACCTTCTATTTTTCCTCGAGAACGTGAAGCTGATGATATTGTGGCTTATATCTGTAAGACCTTTGAGGGTGATAAGGTAATTGTATCTGTTGATAGAGACTTTCTTCAATTAGTTGATAAGAATACTATTCTATATGATGCTATTCGCAAGCGTGAGTTTGTTCTTGAGACCTTTACTGAGGATACTGGTTATACAAAAAATGAATGGCTTAACGCTAAATGTCTTTTGGGTGATAAGTCTGATAATGTTCCAGGTATTCCTAGATTTGGTAAAGCTAAAGTTCGAAAATGGCTTGATGGTGAGCTTACCCTAACAGATGAGCAGGAAGAGATCTTTACAAAAAATATGACTGTGTTCAATCTACAAGAAGTGATGCATCATGATAGTGAGAAAGAGTATTACCAGCAACAGCTTGATAGTACTGTTACACCCAGGTGGTCTGAATTCGTTACTTACTGTGAAGAATATGAACTTAGTAATATTCTTAAAAAGAAAGACCAGTGGCATAGCTTATTTGTGTTATCGAGTAAGTTGCTATCTATGTTTAAGTAGTATATAATACCTTTGTGATCTCATTACCTAGAGAGTACATTATTGCTAAGTTCTACGAATATGGTCGTAGTCCGATATATAATCGTTTTAATAATGTATATCAATGTTCTTGCCCGATATGTAGAGAGTCTTTAAAGAAGCGTAGATGCTATTATATTCCGGAAAATGATAACATCTACTGTCATAATTGTGGTTGGTCGAGTAAACCGATCAAGTGGATTAAAGAGGTAAGTGGCTGTACTAATCAAGATATTATTGAGGAAGTAAAGGATTATGACGTTGCAATAGATATTGGTAAAGACGAAGAGGTTAGACCAACTATACAAGTCTCAACACTACCAGGGGATAGTATTAATCTTTCAGATAATATGCAGCAATCCTTTTATAAGGATAATATTATTGTTAGAGCGTGTAACCATATTATTAAGTCGCGAAAATTAGACACTGCTGTTAATAGACCTGATAATCTTTACGTTTCATTAACAGATAAAGTTCATAAGAATAGAATAACAATACCGTTTATAAATGAGCATGGGGAAATTGAGTTTTATCAAACCCGTACTGTAAAGACGTCAGACTTAAAAACTAAGCCTAAGTATCTAGGTAAGGTAGGAGCAGAAAAAACCTTATTTAATATCGACAAAGTATCTAGTGATCACGATAATGTGTATATATTTGAAGGGCCCATTGATGCGTTTTTTGTTCGCAACTCAGTAGCTGTTGCTGGCATTACCGAGAGGGGTAGATCGTTTACTCAACGTCAAGAAGAGCAGCTAACTAACACGTTAAAATGGTATAATAAGGTGTGGATACTCGACTCTCAGTGGGGTGATAGAGCATCGATGATAAAGTCAGAAGCTTTACTGAAACAGGGAGAGGCAGTGTTTATATGGCCGGAAACACTTGGTAAAAAGTATAAAGACTTTAATGATTTAGCTATAGCTGCTAACAAAGATGAGATTAGCTGGAAGTTTATTCAAAAAAATACCTTCCATTCACTGGAAGGTATTGTTAAGATGACTGAAATTAAAAGATTTAATAATGTTTAGACTCCTCTAAACTGAGCGTTATCTGTTTGAGCGAGATAACCTCTAAACGATTCATTAAGTGAAGCTAACTCAGTCGCGACACGAGCAATCTTACGCTGTTCTGATTGTTTCATTCGATCAAATATCGTATCCGCTTGTGCATTAGCTAAAACTGCTTGAACAGAATTAGGATCTTCTGCGTCATTTAACATTTTAAGAAATTCATCACCAGATGCAATCCAACCTTTAAGAGTGTTAACTTGCTGAGCATGCACTTCAGCTGTTGCTTGAGCTGCTGCCGCTGCAGGGTCGTTCATGTCTAAAGTTGCATCTGCATCTGCCTCAACATCAACGTCGAAATCTTCTGCAGATGTATCATCATCAAGCTCAAGTTCAAATGCTTCTTTATCTTCGTCATTTTCTTTGAGTACTTTAAAGAACCTCTTTTCGAAATTTGTCATGTAATTATTTATGCTCTCGACTAAATAATTACATATGAATTCTGGATATTCTTCACCTTATTCTATTAGGCCTGACAATACCCCTATACAGCAAATACTTAATACTGATAATCAACAAGCAAAGTATAAAGAAGATGAAAAAAATCAAAAAGCACCACCACAACTTCCCTTTGAGCTTGATCGTATTACTGAAGTATTAGGTAATACATTTGTATGTTTAGCTGATGTACATAGAATGCTTAGTAATGTTAAAGAGAACGGTAGTGTAGATAAAAATAATGTTGAGGAATTGCAAGGTAAAATTGATAAAATTAACAACTTAATACTTGAACTTCCCAAAGATATAGCTAAAATATCTATATAATGGTAAAATCGATATTAATTACCGCTGTTGTATCAGCGTTATTCG